GATAACATGTTTGTTGGGTAATATTAATGGCTACGAGCGTATATTTTAATAATTTTCCATCAAGTCAGATAACCTCAGAGCAACTTCTTGTTGAAGATTTGCTCATAGAGTCTATGCAAATTCATGGAATGGATGTTTTTTATTTGCCTAGAACATCTAGAGATTCTGTAGATCAGTTGTTTGGAGAAGACACACTCAAACAATACCTAACAGCTTATACTATTGAAATGTATCTTGAAAATGTTACGGGCATGGAAGGAGAAGGAGATTTTATTTCTAAATTTGGTCTAGAAATTAGAGATGAAGTAACAGTTTTAATGTCTCGAAAAAGATTTAAATATGTAACAGGAGCATCAAATCTTATTCGTCCAAGAGAAGGCGATTTAATTTATATGCCTTTGGTGCAAAACTTTTTTGAAATAACTTTTGTTGAACACGAATCAGATCAAGCAATGTTTTACACATTAGGTCGTGGGCGCGGAGGTAATGTATATGTTTATGCATTAAAACTTAAACAGTTTGTGTTTTCAGAAGAAATTATATCTACGGGTATTCAAGAGATTGATGAACAGATTAGAGATTCTTACAAGAGAGTTCAAATATCATTAAAGTCTGGTGGAACAGGAACATATGCTAACGATGAAATTGTATTCCAAGGAACAACATTAGCAAATGCCTCTGCTCAAGCCATTGTACATAATTGGAATTCAGGTAGCAGATTGTTAGATGTTTATCGGACACAAGGAACATTTGCTTCAAATACAGTAACAAAAGGTGTAACTTCTACCGCATCATTTACCAGCAACACTACCTTGGCAGTTTCTGATTCGGCCTTTGATTCTAATACTTTTGAAGATGTGGTAGATAACACTATAATACAGGGTGAGTCTGATTCTATTTTAGATTGGACAGAAACTAATCCATTTGGGCAAACTTAATCATGCTAGGTAATTTACAATTTTATAATAGAACAATACGAAAAGTTGTTGTTGCATTTGGAACATTATTTAATGATATTCAATTGCAGAGATATACTAAAGATGGAGTAACAACTAAGGAGATATTTAAAGTTCCACTTTCATATGGAGCCAAAGAAAAATATATAACTAGGTTACTATCTGACCCAACCTTAACGAAGTCAATTGCAACTACTGTTCCAAGAATATCTTTTGAAATGGGTAGTATGGCTTATGATGCTTCACGAAAACTACCTACGACAGTTAGAAATTTCTCGGCAAATACATCTACTACTGTTGATGCACAATTTGTTCCTATACCATATAATTTTGATTTTTCATTATCTATTTTTGTTCGTAATACCGAAGATGGTACACAAATATTAGAACAGATTTTACCATTCTTTACGCCAGATTTTACTGTCACGGTTAATTTTATACCAAATATGGATCAAAAATATGATATGCCCATCATATTGAATTCTGTAGAAAACCAAATGGAGTATGAAGGTGATCTTTCTACTACCAGATTAATCATATGGAATTTAACTTTTACGGCCAAAGGATATATTTGGCCACCAGTTAAAACTAAGAGTGTTATTAGACAGGCCAATACGAATATATTCATTGAGACACAATCAAGATTATCACAGAAAGTATATGTTGATTTTGCTAATGGTATAGGTAAATTTTCAGATACAGAAATAATTAATGTACCTGACCGTGGAGTATCAGGCAAATTAAAATATTTTAGCAATAATACAAATGGAGTTGTTATTGTTGATAACCTAAATGAATTTATTCAAGTTGGTGATAGACTTACTGGATTTACCACAAATTCTAGATTTACTGTTACGAGTGTAGATGTAACTCCTGTTAAAGTTTTAGCTATTGTTACTACAACTAATACAGCTAATGCAGATCCAGATGATGAATTTGGTTTCTCTGAGAGTATAAGCGAATGGCCTAATGCATGAATAACTTAAATATTAATTTATCTGAAGTTTTAGATGTTGAACCTATTACTATTGAAAATGAGGTAGTCGTTGTTCAAAATGTAATAGATGATGATGCTGAATATGCAAGGGTTAATATTCGTGCATTAATAACCAAAGGCAATTTGGCAATGGATAATTTATTGCATGTTGCTAAAGAATCAGAACATCCTAGAGCCTATGAAGTTGCCGCAAATATGCTCAAAAATTTAGCCGATATGAATAAAGATTTGATGGAAATACAAAAGAGGAAAAAAGATTTACTTCCTCATGAAACAAAATCAAACAGCATGAATATAGACAAGGCTGTGTTTGTAGGTTCTACAACAGAATTGGTTAAATTTCTAAAAAATAATAAAGCATGAGTGATGACGCAGGATATTTAGGAAATTCTAGTCTCAAAAAACTTGGCGTAGAGATATCTTATACCGAAGAACAGATTGCCGAGATTATAAAATGTTCTAATGACCCAGTATATTTTATAAAAAACTATGTCAAGATTGTCAACGTAGATCATGGTCTAGTTAATTTTGATATGTGGCCATTTCAAGAGAATATGGTCAACGAGTTTCATAAAAATAGATTTAGCATCTGTAAAATGCCACGTCAGGTTGGTAAAACAACTACAACTGTTGGTTATATGCTCTGGTGCATTTTATTTAATATAGATTATAAAATTGCCATATTAGCCAATAAAGGGCAGTTAGCTCGAGACATTCTTGGTCGATTACAGTATGCATATGAATACTTACCAATTTGGCTTCAACAAGGTATTAAAGTTTGGAATAAAGGTAACATAGAGCTTGAAAATGGTTCTATGGTATTTGCATATGCAACAAGTGCATCAGGTGTTCGGGGAGGTTCTTATAATTTGATTTTCCTTGATGAATTTGCTTTCGTGCCACACAACATGGCCACAGAGTTTTTCCAGTCAACCTATCCGGTAATATCATCTGGTAAAACCACAAAAGTTATCATAGTTTCAACACCCAATGGATTGAATCTATTCTATAAGATGTGGACCGATGCAATTGAAAATCGTTCATTATATAAAACATTAGAAGTTCATTGGTCTGAAGTGCCTGGAAGAGATGAGGCTTGGAAAAATGAGACTATAAGAAACACCAGTGAAGAGCAGTTTAGACAAGAATTTGAGACGGAATTTATTGGCTCATCAGCCACTCTTATATCTGGTGCCAAATTGAGAAGTCTTGCATTTCATAATCCATTATCTTCAGCCGATGGGTTTGACATATATGAAGAACCAATAAAAGACCATCTTTATATTTCTACTGTAGATTGTGCGGAGGGTGTAAATTTAGATTATTCAACCATCAATGTGCTTGATGTAACTCAGACACCTTATAAACAGGTGGCTAAATATAGAAACAATAAGTTGCCTCTGTTGTTTTTCCCTACGGTCATATACTCTGTATCCAAGAAATATAATGAGGCTTTTGCACTCATAGAAACGAATAATGTAGGGCAACAAGTTGTAGATATTTTACATTATGATCTGGAATATGAGAACATATATAAGCTAGAACATCACCATATCAAAGGCCAAACGATATCTGGTGGATTTAAAAGGTCTAGTACCTTTGGAATTAGAACAACAAAAACGGTCAAAAAGATTGGATGTGCAAACTTAAAAACATTAATAGAGAATAATAAACTTATTATTAATGATTTTGACACGATTGCCGAGATGAATACTTTTGTTCGGGTTCGTGATTCGTTTTCAGCTGAAGAAGGTAATAATGACGATTTGGTCATGGGATTGGTTATATTTTCATGGTTAGTTGCACAGTCCTATTTTAAAGATTCTACTAATATTGATATCAGAAAATTGATGTTATCTGAGAATAATATGTTGGATGATGAATCTCTTACCCCAGTAGGTATTTTTGATGATGGTAGGAAAGAAGAGATTATAGTATCTGGTGATGATATATGGTCGGAAAGAGGATACACATCCTCAAGATTGTAAAAAACTAAATACAAGAATAAATAGAATTTGATTAATATTCACTAAAGGAGAAATCCAATGGCATTTCAACTGTCCGCTGGGGTAAATGTATCAGAAATCGATCTGACTACAATAGTACCTTCAGTTGCAACTTCAATTGGCGCATTTGCAGGACCATTTAATTGGGGTCCAATTGGCGAAATTATTACTATTTCAGACGAAGTTCTACTGGTAAATACGTTTGGTAAACCAGATTCCACTGTTTATGAGCATTGGTTTACTTGTTCTAACTTTTTATCTTATACTAGCAATCTTAAAATTGTTCGTGTTAATGGTTCAGGAACCCTCAATGCTACAGCAAACGGTACGGCTGTACTCATTAAAAATAACGATGATTGGCTTGATAACCAACAAGGTAATGCAGTTGGTGCTTATGGGCAATGGGGCGCTCGTTATGCCGGTGCTCTAGGCAACTCAATTAAAGTCTCAATGTGTGATGCAAATAACTTCACAGGTTGGACTTATGCATCAAACTTTACGGCTGCACCTGGAACTTCTACCTATGCCACCTCTTTCGGTAGCTCAAATGATGAGATTCATATTGCGGTTGTTGATAGTACTGGTGCATGGTCTGGTACTACAGGTACAATTCTAGAAAAATATGCATTCGTATCTAAAGCTTCTGATGCAAAAGATGATTCAGGCAATACAAATTACTACAAAAATGTAATTGCTTCAAAATCAAAATACATTCATTGGTTGTCACATCCAGC